ATTGTGCTTCGGGTGTCAGGGTTTGCGTAATTGTCGGCTGGTCGCCTTCGCCAAAAGTAACAGTCTGCCCACCCAGCGGCCCGCTAACGTTAGGATTGTTGATACGGCCTTGCAGCCTGGCTGTAGCTTCGTTTGCTACGCCCTGCTCACGAGCTGCGCCCGCGTAGTCCGGTGCCGGAGGTGGCGAAGGTGAAGATTTACCCATGATTTACTATCCTTTTGCTGTATCGTTTATTTAAAAACCGGCAATCATCGCGGCGCAATGTGTAAAACACAATGTCGCCGTGTGGTCGCCCTTCTTTGATTCTGCCTTCTTCGGTAAATCCCATTTTCTTCACTACTTTAATGCTTTGTTCGTTATCGCTTCCAACTGGGCAAATAATCTTTTCAACCTGACAGATGTTATACGGGTAATCAAACATTGCCGCTAAATAAGCTGGTGTCAGTTGGCCTTCAATCGCAAAATGACACCATATGCTTTGATGATTCCAATTTTCGTAAATGACTCCTGCAATAATTTCATCATTCCGTTTTAATCCTATTGCGTTGGCTCTGGTTTCTAAAAAGCCATAATCCACACGTTTTGCTACCCAATGGCCGACATCCGGCCCCGATACTATATCCCTGCCCATCCAGACTGATAAACAACGTCAGTTGCAGCCCATTCAATCTGCAAACCGGCACTGCTGCTTTTTAGCTGAATGCCGCCACAATACCCAATGCCGGTAATGCCTTGCCAGTTGTTCGTGATCTGAAGCCCTGTTCCCCATAGTCCTGTGTCCCACAACGAAGCGTCCCACAACCCCACAGCAGTTGGGGAAAATGACAAACTGGCTGTAGTGTCAGCGGTATCGAAATCTACGTTCATACCGACAAAAACAGCAGGCACTCCATCGGTAAATATGCTTGGGCGAGCGCGAGTAAAATACTTCTTTACGCCTCGACTGCCGTAATAATTAAATGCTTGCAACACAGTGGTTTGGATGTTTGATGTGCCATCCACATAACCGTTATCCCAAGCCTTACACACTACACCATTACCGCCAAAATACGGATCGTCGTTAAAGGTTTCAAAGCAATTGGCTGCCCAGCCAGTAAAATTGCACCAGCTTTTTGTAATATTGTTCATTACGTATTGCTGCTGCTGCCCTTCGGAAACCGGCACATTGATCCACAGCGCATTGTTTTTGGATGAATACAGTATTTCCCAACCGAAATTAGATCCGTAGTTTGTGGTTGCCGTAGTAATAGCGCCTTGAATTTTATTACTGAGAGCCACCCGCGGATCTAGCCGAGAACTCTGCAAAGCCGACGCCAGCGGCATCAGCCCGTCCAGTGTGATTATCAGCAAATCGCCTGAATATTTCATCATGCAACGTTTGCCTACCGGAGAACCTAACTTCCAAACCCCGGCCAGCGCCCAGGTTGCATCGCTTGCCGGGTCAGTCCCGCGCCATACAATAACCTCGCCGTTGCTGGTCACAAATACCAAGTTATCGTCGGCGCCGTAACCTGCATCCAGCGTCCAGGTATCCAGATCCACCAACGTGCCGCCATACTTGGCAATCTGACTCATATCCAGAACCTGCGCTGCCCCGCCAACAGCACCCGTCGGCAAATACCACGCTTTGAGCGTGTCTTTCTGGATAAACCAGACACGGTTTTTGAACAACGAGATATTGCTTAGAGTCGTGGTGGTAACGCCGGTAATGGCAATTGTTGAAATAGCGGTAATGCTTGCCCAAGTTGAATTGTCGTAAAGCAACGGAGCATCAACACCGTTTACGGCATAAAGATAGCTACCAGCAGCCGTGGTGACGTTGATGTGCTCCCACTTGGCGTTGGTCAATCCCGTTACTTGTGCAGCTCCAACAGCCCCTTGTGAAGTAGCGTCGTAGATTGACGTTCCAGCCCAAGCAAACAACTTGTTTGCAGTGCCTGTTGAATAATTGGCCAGCGTTTGAACTTGCCCACTAATGCCCGTCGCCCAATTCTCATACCCGCCGCGCAATACCAAATTGCTAACACCGGGGAAAAAGTTGGTTAATTGATAAGCATCGGCTGGCTCCATGTTGGCAATGGAATCCCGCGCATTCCAACCACCAACAGGAGCAGGAACCGACGCAACATTAGCCGCCGTCCGTTGAATAAGAGCGTTAGTTTGGGCCATATCCGCTGTCAGGTATGTTGTCGTATCCGATTAGCACAGTGCCAGGGCGCGGTGCAAAACTCAAGTTTGCAGCCGACATATCTAGCGCCATTGCTGCCTCAAGTTCATACAAATAATTGCGATACATTGCGGTCGTATCAAAGCCTTTAGCCTCAAAATACTTTAGCTTCGTAGACAGCACCATCAGCCGATCAGGGTAAATCGTTGTGTCGGTGTCCACCGTAAAGCTGGTCTTTACAGCGCCAGCGGCAGAATTAGCCCAGCCGTTTGATCGGTATTCAAAACCTAGATATTCAGCAGCAGAAGTGCCTGGCCATATCTGGAAATACGCTCCCAGCAAACGCCAGCGGATCCGCGGTCCGGTGCTGATGTAGCCAGAAAGTAACCATTCCCATTGTTGGGCATCTTCAGGCCCCAACATTTCCCAATGCTTGGATTTGTCCCACATGGTGCGCGGCACCAACGCCTCGTAGTCGCTCGGCAGGTCATACTTCATTTTCTGGAAATAAGCAGTAGCAGAAGCCCCGCCAGCGGCAGCAAAATCTTGATTAAGCGTGACCTGCGTCGAACTGTCCACGGACTCTATAAACGTATTTTGATTGATGCCGGTCCCTTGCACCTGGTAGGTCGTGTCCAACCCTGCGGTGCTGGGAATGCCGGTGATCGTCCTGGCTGCGGTCGTCCAGTTGCCGGTGGTGGTCAGGTATTCAGTATAAAAAGCCTTTTGCTTGGTCATCGCGCGCCAGTTGTGTCGGCGCAGCAGCTCGTAACCCGTTGCGTTCATCAGCGCGAGGATCTGGATAACGTCTTGATTCGTATTGCCAGCAACCGAAACAGGCGTCGAAACGCCTAATTCGTTCGTAACTTGCTGCACCAACTGGAGCATAGTGCTCGACATTTTTACGCCTCTTTGCGCGGCCTTCCGAGTTTTTTAGTTTCCATCAGCATCGCCATTTGCTGTTTTAATTCATCAAGCTCGCGGCGAGTGGTTTCCAATTCGGAAGTGTTTGCGGATTGGTTTTTTCTGGTTAAATACGTTTTTGCTCTTTCTCGCAATCCAGCCCCGCCCATGCCGATGCGTTGCAGTTGGCTATCTGAAGCCGTGGCCACTTGCTCGACGGTCTGGAATTTGAGTATCTGAAGCTCTGCCATTTGATGCGAGCTAAAGTTTTCTTCATCGTCTGTGTTCCATTGCTGCAACAGCGTCCCAATAACCGGCCCATCGCCGCTCTGCATTTGAAAATGCAACCACTGCCGCGGGAACCGTTCTTTATGATCTTCTCTGACAGGTTGATCAACAATATTGGTTTTATCACCCGGCACAATAATCCGCACAAACGGCGTCGGGCGATCTTTGTATGGCTTTTGGTCGTTGGTATAAAACTCAACATGTAAGTGCGAATCTGCATTGTTGATGTCGCTGTCTAAAGCCATTTGTATTCTCCTGTGGGGATTAAGTTTTAGTGCCGTTGATGCTGTACCACATTGCATTTGTTACCGCAAAAAATATACTGGTATGATCTTTGGGAATGGATGCCGATGTAGTCTGGTTAACCGTTGTTGCGGTTTCGTACGGATAAACCTTAATTGTGCTATTGCCTGAATTGGCAATGAATATTGTTTCCCCCATTTGTGTAGGAGGAAGCAATACGCCAGTGCCGGAAGCCGCGGTATCAACAGAGTTATAAATATGCGTCAATTGCAACGCATTAGCTCTTGTCGAACCCACCGCGGTCAACCCATCAACACCATCGCCGCAAATAGCAACGGTCATTAGGGACGAAGCCCCGGCGCCCATTACCCTTGACGGAATAGTCATTACGCGCCAGCAATAGAAGCCCAAGTCGTCGCGGAAGTCGCAACAAACAATACTCGCGTCGTAGCCGTAACCGAAAGACTGGCAGCGGCAGCATTGATCGTTGAGCCGGTAGCAGGATAAACGGTCAGAGTAGAAGCCCCGCCGTTGTAAACAACAACCATTGCTCCGGCTTCGGTGGGCGGCAGTTTCACGCCGGTCGATGCGGCAGTAGTGCCAACCGTGTTGTAACAAGCCGACAGTTGCAGTGCGTCAGCAGCGGTCGTACCAGCCGCCACCAAGCCAGTTGCGCCATCGCCGCAGATGCTAATTGTCGAAAGCGGAGAATTACCAGAAGCCAAAACACGTGAGGGAATAGCCATTTTATATCCTTTGAGTTAATGGAAAAGTCATGGCTTTCGCCATTGCATGTAATAAACCGGGACCACATACTTCAATTACCACATCATCTTGTGCAAATTCACGGGCAAGATTTTGAAAGTCTCGCACCTGCTGGCACATCCATGGTGCAGCTCGGTATTTCGTTTCGTGAATTGTAGCCGTAATCACGTTCTCACCGTCGTTGGATTCTTGCTTGTAAACATGGTGCTCGCCTTCAGAATAACTGGAATCCATGCCAAACAGGTAGATTTGCCGATAGCCTTTCAACTTGGCCAGAATCATCGCCAACATGCCAACGGTTGTAAAACCGCCCATAAGATGCACAGGGCGCTCGCGCTCGCTCTCTAGATACTCGTAGACACCTTCGGTCTGCACATGCACCAGGTCTACTTTAAAGCCTTCTAAGGCGTCAAATACGCAAGGATCACACTGGCTGGCCACATAAAACTGCGTCTCCAGCTTGGAATTCTTCACAAATCGCACATTCTCCGGCCTGGCATCAAGCATCACATGCCCATCAGGGACAATCCCGCGGGCAAGCAGCCAGTCATAAGATCCGTTCACAGACCAGATCCTGGCGCCGTTCTGATGCCGAATCATTAGCTGTTGCACCGACTCATTCAGACTCGGCGCACCGCCAACTATACAAATGCTTTCTTCGTTGACCTTATCATCAAAGTCAAACCAAGAAAGCTGCCTTTTGCAAGACAGCTCCACATTCCCCAGCATTACGCTGGGGAGTGTGTTTCCAACTACATCTAAAACTGCATCGACCATTAGGTGATTTGGCTTTGCAGGTGCGGACGGTTAATCGTCACCGTCACCGTCGAAGTACCAGCCGCAATCGTGGTCAGGTTTGCCGAACGAGCTGCGACAACTTGCAGACCCGCAGAGGCAAGAACCTTAATACGACCGGCAGTCGCGGACAGGAATACCGTCACTTGCGGGGTAACCGCAACTGCCGTTTTCTTGATTACCGCATTGCCAGCGATTTGATACCAGCCGAACGTGCCAGCCAGGTTAGCCGACATCGCAACCGCGACAGGAACGTCTTGGTTAGCAGTAGCAGGCACAAGCACTGTTTGGTAAGTCGTTGCGTTGTAACTGACCAACGAACCGACCACCGTTGAAGCCACCCCGACCAGCAGGATGAACTCGCCTTCGCCATAG